ATTAAATAATAAATAATTAAAATATGAATTCAAAAGATAAAGCAAAAGAGTTATATAATGATGCATATATGAGATGGTGTTATGAATTATCTCATGATAAGAATCATTTAACAGCTAAAGACATAGCTATATATGTTTGTAATGAAATATTACAACATTGTTGTGAAGTGATGAAACCATTTTGGGAAGAAGTTAAAAACGAAATTAAAAAATTATGACATTAATAGAAAGATTTACACAGATAAGTATTATGATAGGACCAAATCATAGAACTAAAGTAACTGAAGCAGAAGCAGGTATTATGGAAGATATAGCAGAAGAATTTGCTATTGATTTTGCAGAGTGGTTAGTAAAAAAATATGATGGTATTAAATCAGTAAAAGAACTATTAGAAATCTATAAAAAAGAAAAAGAATTATGAGTGACATAGCAAAATGCAGAGACATACATTGTCCATCTAAATTATTATGCCACAGATATACAGCACCTGCTGCTGAAAAATGGCAATCATATGGTCAGTTTAATAGAGAAGCTGACGCATATAACTGTGATATGTTCATACACAACGGGACGTGTAAGTACTGCGGACTTGATAACGACAACCACAAGCTAAGTTGTCCAGTAATTAAAGTAACAATGATACTATGATTTCATTTAAATATTCAACAAGACTTGTAATAGTTTTAGATAGTGTAGTTGTAAAGATACCATTATCAAGAAGAGGTTATTTACAAGGACTCAATGAAAAATACATTTGGGATAAGTATAAGAATATAATATCATTAGCAGAACTTAAATGGATTTTTATGGGTATTGTATGTCAGAAGAGATATGATGCAGATTTATCAAGAATACCAAAAATGGTTATTAAACGTATTAAATCAAAAGTTCCTGAATTTAATTTTAATAATTGTGATCTTCATAATCCTAAAAATTGGGGTTTTAAAGGTAAAAAATACATTCTACTTGACTATAGTATTAACAAATACATTGCAAGTTTATATTAATACAATTTAAAAAGAAATAAGATGGAAAATAAACAAGAAATCAAATTAGAAGATATCTTCAATGATGAAAAGAGACAAGGTGTTAAGGAGTTGATTGACAAACATAAACAAGGCAGAGATAAAATTGAAAATGATTTTTTAAAATGCCTCAGCAATAGTAAAGTAGTTTATGAACCTAAACAAGGAACACTTGAACCTATTGTATATAATATTGGGGATAGTATTAGAATAATTAATCCAACTGAAAATCAACCTAAATTATTTACAACACATAAAGTTGATAACGATTTTGGGGTTGTTTACTATTATCAATTAGATGGAAAAGAAGAAAGTATAGGGTTTAGTTATATTAAAAAAGAAGAACCTAAACAACAAACACTTGAAGAAGCGTCTTGGAAACATAATCCATTAAAGAAACTCGATGGAGAATTTCTAAGGCACGCATTTAAGGAAGGTGCTAAATGGCAAGCTGAAAGAATGTATAGTGAAGAAGATATGAATGATTACGCAAATTATCGTTTACTAATTAAAAAAGCATTGAACCCTAAAGAATGGTTTGAATTAACTAAAAAGAAATGATTATGAACAAACAAGAAATAGCATATTGTGTTTTTTATGGAGCAATTTCTATTGCTGGTTTAGCAACTGCCTTTAGTTATTGGTATAACGAAATATTTAAAAACAAATAAGATGAAAGAAGAAACACTTGAAGAAGCTAGAGATTTATCATACTATAAAAGTAATGCTGAAGAAGATTATTTAAGAGTACCTATTAGCGTATTAAGATATATTTCTGAATTAGAACAAGAAGTAGAAAGAAGTTATAGTGAGGGAGATTTAAGAGAAGCATATTTTTCAGCAATTAAATCAACAGGAGAAGGTTGGAATGGAGAATATGCAAATGGTAATAATCCTAATATAGAAGAGAAATTTACTGAAGGATTTGAAGAATGGTTTGAACAATTTAAAAACAAATAAGATGGAACAATACTTAGAAATTTGCATAGCAGTAATAATGACATTGGCTGTAGCTCTGGCAATTGGCGCATTAATATTAACATGCATAATACTTAAAGACAATTTAAAAAATAAGTAAGATGGAAAAAGAAACACTTGAAGAAGCTGCTGAAAAATCTGCAATAGAACAATTTGAAGCAGGTAATAGTGCTTATATTTTAGGATTTAAAGAAGGTGCTAAATGGCAACAAGAACAAAATGATACATCAAAAGTAACAAGAGTAGAAGTTATACAACATTCGTTTCCATATAATGGTAGAGCATATACAAACTATTTTGCTAAAGATGTTGAGATACAATTTCAAGATGATGGTAAAACACTTAAAATCTTTTTAAAATGAAACAATCAGCAGTAGAGTGGTTATACGAAAGACTTGAAAGAATGATACCAAAAACACCTTTGTATAATATGGATAAAGAACAATATTTTAAACAAGCCAAAGAAATGGAGAAGCAACAAATAAAAGATGCTTGGGATGCATCAGACACTAATATGAGAAATCAATTTAGCAGTTCATCGTACAAAGCAATTACATTTAATGAATGGTTTAAAAACAAATAAGATGAAAAAAGAAAGACTTGATTGCCCTTATGATTTTACAAGCAGATGCACAATGGGTAGATGTGATTGTAAACCTAAAGAAGAAAGAATGTATAGTGAGGAAGATTTAAAAGAAGCGTTTAAAAGCTGTTATACTCCATTTAGTTTTGATAGAATTGGAGATTTAGAACAAGATTTTAATAATTGGTTTGAACAATTTAAAAAGAAATAAGATGAAAAAATTAATCACATTAATAACATTGGTATCCTTAGTAAGTTGTAATGAACCAAAAGAAAAATCTCTTGTGTATAAGTACAAGACAGGAGATGTTGTGTATTTAAAGTTAGATGGAACTAAGGTTATGATAGCAAAAATAGCTTATGATTTTGACATTGAACCTTATTACAAAGTTTATTATAAAGATAGTGATGGGGATTATACTTCAAATTACGTTGAAGAATTTTGTTTAACAGATAAACCTAAATAACATGAGAGATTTTTTTAGAGCAATACATTTTATATTGTATATGGTATGTTTATGTTTTTTTATACAAAATTTATTAGAACGTGATATTTCAGCAATCATTTGGTTTTCATTAGCTGTTTTTAATATAATAAATTATATTAATTTAAAAGATAAATGATTGTAAAAGAAATAGTTAGGAAATCAATGATGATTAGACCATCAGGTAGGAGTACAGATTTTATTGCTCCTAGTTTTGGTTATGGTTGTCTATATAACTGCACATATTGTTATATGAAGCGTCATAAGCCAACAGGTTTAGATGTTGCAAAGAATATACATGATATCTTAACAGAGATAAACTCTCACGTATATTTTGATACAACAGAAAAGCCTAATCAAACACATTACAAGTATATCACATATGATTTAGGTTGTAATGAAGATTTGGCATTACATGCTAAGTATTACGATTGGGAAGTTATATTTGATTTCTTTAAAAATCACGAATTAGCAATGGGCTCATTTGCTACAAAGTATGTGAACAAAAAATTGTTAGAATATAATCCAAATAAAAAGATTAGGATTAGATTCTCATTAATGCCACAAGTATATGCAGATAAACTTGAGCCTAATACATCATCAATAATAGATAGAATTCATGCTATAAATGATTTTGTAGAGGCAGGCTATGATGTTCATATAAACTTTAGCCCTGTAATTGTAGTAGATAATTGGTTGGAACAATACGAACTGTTATTTGAACAAGTGGATTCCATAGTAAAATATAAAGACCAAGTAATGGCTGAGGTTATATTCTTGACTCACAATAAAACCAAGCATGATTACAATGTAATGAATAACTTACCAGGTGAGGAGTTGTTATGGTTTCCTGAATTACAAGAAACTAAAATCTCTCAGTATGGTGGAGATAACATCAGATATAATCATCTTGATAAAGTTCATTATATAAATGATTTCAAAACATTACACAAAAAAGTAATACCTTGGAATACAATAAGATATATATTTTAAATAGGAATCTAAATGACAGAGTATGAAGTAGAAAAAGAATTATTTATTTACGATTTAGAAAC